CTGCATAATCTTTAACAGCAATTATATCACCAACACTTGGTGATGATGGTAGATTAATTGTAATTTGTCCTGATGTAGTATTTAAAAAATATCCTTTACCACTTACACCAGTTACTGTGCCAGGACTATTTGTATAAATTGTAGAACACCAATCAACTGTACCTGATCTACCCATACCAACTGTACTTGCACCACAAGCTATTCTTACTGTTTTACCACTTGCACCTAATGTTATATTAGCACCACATTTAGCTACCAATGAACTTCCGCATGAATCTTGAATTGTATTTACTTTAATTGTACTTGTCATAATTTACCTAGTTTTGATATTTATATCTTATAACTACTATACCACTTCCACCTGCTCCACCTGATTTGGCATTAGCATTATCATAAGCAGAACCATAACCACCTCCGCCACCACCTGTATTGGCAGTTCCAGCAGTACCTCCTGTGCTTGGAGAGCTTTTATTTCCTGTTCCTCCTCCACCTGTTCCGCCAGTACCAGCAGTTGCACCACAACCACCTGGATAACCTGATCCACCACCTCCACCACCAGCATATGCTACTGCAGAGCCTGTAATTGAAGTTGTTACACCAGCACCACCATTTCCAGCATTAGAACCAGGAGTACCATTAGATCCTACTGCTCCTGCACCTCCGCCACCACCTGCCGAAGTATTTTGATCTGAGACTCCTGTTCCACCATTTTGCCCCTGAGGCGGACTTACAGGAGGAGTATTACCGCTTCCTCCTCCACCTCCATTTGATGGTGGTGTTCCGCCTGATCCTCCACCTGAACCTCCATCAGCACCTGAATTATCAGGGTGTGGACCATAACCAATACCGCCTCCACCTCCCCCTGTTGATGTAATTGTACTAAAAACTGAATTACTGCCATTCATAGATGGTTGAGGTGATCTACATGAACAATTAGGATATGATCTAACTGCACCACCTGCTCCTACTGTAACAGGAAAAGAACCTGTACTCGCAGTCAAAGCAGTACCTGAATCTAAAGGACTATCTGTATATGGATCACTAGAACATTTACCTTCTCTAAAACCTCCAGCTCCTGCTCCTCCACCTCCATAAGAGTTTGGATTTCCTTCTCCTGTTGATCCTGCACCTCCACCAGCTACTACTAAATAAGAAAGTTTTGTTGATCCTGCTGGTAATCCTGCATTTGAAACTGTTAAAGTTCCATCACTTGTAAAAGTATGTATTTTGTAGTCACCTGATGTACTTTCAGTTCCACCTGATGCTGATACATAATTTGGTGTTCCTGAAATATTTTGAGTATCGCTATTAATTGATTGCCAACCTTTTGTCCCATCTACATAAATTAAAGTAACTGAAAGTGATTCTGTTGTTAAATTAGTATTTACTGCGACACCATTTATTAATGAACCATTTCTACATACTGTAAGTTTATTGCTATCAAATGTATTTCCATAATCTTTAAATGCTACTATATTACCTGCTGTTGGTGATGCAGGTAAAGTAACTGTTATCACACCTCCAGTAGTATTTACAAAATATCCTTTGCCATTGACTGCTGTAAAAGGACTTGTTTTAGCTGTTGTACACCAATCAACTGTTCCAGTACGACCCATTCCAACTGTTGATGCTCCACAAGCAATCTGAACTGTTTTACCTGATGAACCTAATGTTAAAGTTGAACCACATTGTACATCAACTGTATTAACTTCTATCTTACTCATACTATTACAACTGTTGCTCCTGATTCTATTGTTAATGTTCCTGAAACTGTAAATGGTCCAGCAAAGACAGCATTACTACTTGCTTCTATTCTTACATCTCTTTTTAAATCTTTTTTATGATAATTAACTACATTATCTGTTCCTGGCGAAGTACCAACATAAAATATATAATCTTTTTCTTCCATTTATCCTCCTAAGATACATCTACTAATAAGCCAACTACAATATCACATAAACCACTTGAAGATGAAGATTGTGCTTTTAAAGAGTAACCTGTAGCTAATACATATTTTCCTCTTAAAATTTCTATCTTACTTGATGGTGGTATTGATACTGCTTTAGCTAATTTAAAATCATTTGATCCATCTCGTAAAGTTACATCTAAAGTTATTGATGCTGTTGTACTTGTATTACAAGCATTTAGACCAATAATAATTTGATTGTTAGATGTAGCTGTTACGATGTTAGTTTCACTAGCATTTGTAAGTGTTACTTCTGTAGATTTAAAATTATTTGCCATTATTTATCCTCCTAAAGCTATTGCAAAGGGGATTGCATTCGGATCGCTTTCTCCCTCTATAGTTACTGTTGATGGTATAGTTGCTGTATTAGAAGCTGTTGCTAATTCAAATACAGATACAAAAGCTGTACCATTATGGTATTTAAAAATTATTTTTCCTGATGTTCCAGTATCAGCAAAAATTTGTCCTGTATAAGCTGTAGTGCCAGATGTTACTCCTGGTGCTGTTGCTCCACTATTGTTCGTAGCAATAGAATTAAAAGCATTATTCATATCACTTCTAAAACTAGGAAATCCTTGGTTTGCTATTATATAATCATGTTGTGCCATATATCCTCTTTATCACTTTAAAATTGTATTCGCAATCATTTTTACACTCCTTTTGCTACATAATCAAATGTTCTTGATATGCCTGTTCCGCTACTATTTTGGAATGCAATATTAAAACCTGTTTTACTTTTACCAGTTATAGCATATTTATCACCAGATGCCATATCTTGTACTGATAAAGTTATAGCTATAGAATTAAGTAAATTAAATGCTTTAGCATAAGTTATAGCTTTAGTACCAGTACCTGAAACCACATCATTTTCCGAAACTGTAAATGCCTCTAGCTGTAGAGTTACACCTACTGCTGTAACTATTGGTGTTGCTGTATTATTATCTGACTGCATTAGTACCCTAAATTTAAAAAATCTACCTGTATAATCACCAATAGTAAAATCTTGAAATGTAGAAAAAGTAACATTATCATCAGAAACAGATATTTGTAGTTCTGAAGAACATTGTGTATTAGCATCACCATCAAAGTTAGATGGTTGGTCATCAAAATCACCAGAAACAAAATCAAATATTCTTGATCTATCTGTTACTTGTTGAGTAAGTGTTGCTGTAATCTGAGTAGTTACAATAGCACCAGCATCAACTGTCTGAGAAAACTCATAAGTTCCTGATGATTTTACTGTTGCATTTTCACCACCATCAAAAAGTGTAGAAGTGATGGAGTCAAAATTACCAGTAACATCATCAAATAATTGGTTACCTTTTAATACTAAACAAGGTGTATTATCATCACCTATTGTTGTTTTAACTACATCTGTTTTTGTACCATCAAAATTTGGATTTTCTGTTTGTGTTAATAAATCTGTAAACTCACCTATTGTTGTAACTTGTGTTACTACACTGCTTGCATTGATAGATACATTACCTAATTTGTCTACTGCCTTTATTAAATATGTTCCAGTCTTAGCAGGTACAACTATAGATGTTCCTGGTCTTGATAATTTTTTTACTAATACGATTGAGTTTTGCCATTCTGCCCCAGTAGTTAATGGACTAAAATTTATACGATAATGTGATAAATCTAAGTCAGGTACTGGATCAAAACTTAAATGTGCTTCTTTGCCAACTATATTACAAGCAAAGTTTTCTACATCTGATGGTGGTGCTATTTGTCCAATAATTTCTCTTTGATCAGAAATGGTTGATGATTTTACACCGAATATATTTACACCTCTTACCCTTACTGTATATTTTGCTTTATCTATTACATTTAAAAATTCGAATTTAGTCCTTGCTCCTCTACCGATTAATTTAAAAGTGTCTGCTGGACTCAAAGCTGTATCAGTTGCATCTGTATCTTGTCTTACTTCTACTTCAAATAATTCTGTAAAATTATCTGTTGGTGCTGTAAAGTTTATTACTAATTTTACGATAACTGTTCCATCATTATATTGCACTAATTCATCTGTAAGTGTAAGACCTGTTGGTGCAGAAACTTGACTAGCTGATGGAAGATTTGTTGCTTTACCAGTTACAATAGATGAATAATCAGAAGAAGAAAAATCATATACAGCACTAGCAGTTTCTCTAAATTCACAATTTATAACTGGCATAGGATTACCACCACTTGCTGAAAAAGACCAACTAGAAACTTCAAATGTTTTATTAGTAAATCCTAATCTAGAATTTGTAATATTTACTGTATCACCAATATCCAATTCAAAAGCATCTAAATCGAAAACTGTTGTAAAACTTATTTGTTGCCTTGCTTTTTGTAATTGAATTTTTGCTAATCTTTGAACTGTTGTACTTGAAGTGGTAAATGGAAAATTAAATTCACCAAATATCCTTTCACCATTATCTTCTGTTTCAAAAGTACTGCTTGTTAATATCGGATAATCTTCTGGTTGATAATTATTTGATGGTTCAGAATAAATACCTTTTACAGCATTAAATAATTCTTTTTTAGATATTCTTGTATTTAAAGTTATTCCGCTTCTTAAATTACTTTCATCTAAAGTAACTGATGGTGTTTCATAAGTTGCCGCCCTTAATTTGAATTGACCATTAGAATATATTAAAGCACCGCCAATGCTTGATAACATATTTTCCATAATTGTTTTTGGACTTGATGATGTAATAAAAGAACCATTTAAAGTAAACCTATCTTCTGTACCGCTTGTTAAAGAAACATCTTCATCACATATATTAGCTATTGCTTGAAAATTTGTATCATTAATTTCTGTTGCATCTGCATTAAGACCATAACTTGTATCTAAAAGATAATCTCTAATACATAAAGCTGGATTACTTGAAAATGCAGTTGCACTTGTTCTAGGATCAAAAACTTTTTTACCTTGTATCTCTGCTGATATATTTGGAACACCATTTGGATAAACATCTGAATCAAAACTTAACCTTACATATAAATAAGCTATACCTCTTAATCTATGGTCTGTTGTCCATTGAGTTATATCACTTACTAAATCAGCATCAGCAACTTGTGCATCTGCACCTAAATGTTTTTTAATTCTAGCTTTACCCTCATATTCATTACCAGAAGATGGAAAAAATCTAGCAATACCATTACTATCAGAACCGTCTTGTGTAAGTGCTACTTCATCTTCATTAAAAAAAATTTTTGTAAAATCATTTACTTCATGTCCAGCAAAAGCAATAACCATGTGTAAAAAATCATTGTTACTAGATGTTTCTGCATATACTATAGTTCCACCAACTCTTGTTTTACCATATATAATTCTATGTGGGTTTATTGCACCTTTAGATGTAACTGTAACTCCAGTTTGCAAACTTGTACCTATTTCTGGAACATCTATATCAGGTGCTAATTTTCTATTTACTGCTGATAATACTAATTGAGTACCTGCTGAAACTAAAAATGTACCTACTAAACCTGCCGCAGTACCTTTAAGACCAATCATTCCACCAACTTTAGTTGCAAAAGCAGATGGTCCGATTGCTGGAATTGCCGCAAAACCTGTAGCTATGGCACCTACTATTAATGCACCTTTTACAACATCAGAACCACCACCGACTGTATCTTCAACAAAATCTACTACAGCACCAGTTTTAGCAATAGAACCATGATAATCAAAACTATCTTCAAATATAATATTATCATGCTTATCGTATATAACTTTATTGTAAATTTTCATTTATAATCTCCAACTAATATCCCCTTGCATAGTATCTACATTTATTAATTTTGTTTGACATTTTAATATACTTCTTGCACCTACACAAATACCAAAAGAACCACCATACTCAATATGGCGATTTGCTCTTTCTTTAAAAAAAATAATATCTCCTCTTTGTGCTAAAGGTATAATATTGTCTGTATAATTATTTTCTGTAAATATTTTATGACCTAAATCATATAAGTTTTTACATTTATTTTTAATAAATATTTTTTTTGCATCAAAATGATTTTTATAACTTTCTTTAAATATTTCTTTACCTGTCATAATTTTTATACCTTTAATTATGAACAACCAACAATCATTTTTACCTAATTCATATTTTTTATTTTTTTCTTCTTCTAAATATTTATTTAGATTAGTTTCCCAACCCTCCAATTTCATTAGTTAGTTGATTGACCCCATACTATTTCTTTATCTTGTAAATCTGGTACAAACTCTAAACCCTTGTCACCTGTAAATCTTTGTAACTGATCTTCATTTGTAAATCTTCTTTCTTTAGGTCTATCAAAGGCTATTAATCTATTTTCTAAATTTATTGTAATAGTTGAAGTTTCTGCTTGTTCATCTATTTTCATTATATCCATTTTACCTTTAAATAATGTATAAACATCTGCTATTACATTTTTACTTGAATCGAATGTACCAAAATAAATAGCGGCATTTCTATTTGTATAATTTGCACCAAGTGCGGCAGAGATAATAGAAGATTTTATACCTGTTACTTGAACTTGTGCACCAATAGCTTCTAATTGGTCACTTTCTCCAATAGCACTTATATTTAATAAATCTCCTAAACCTGTAAAAGTATTAGATGAACCTCCAGCAGTCATAGTTATATTACCATAACCAGTCCAGAAATATAATGTTCCTGTACTAAATTCTAACTGAACAGCAAAAAAAGGTTGAACTACCTGTGCCTTAATAGAATTTTTAAATGCAGTTGTTATTGATCGTGCCATAATTTACTCCTATATAAATTAATAGTAAAATTAAAATAAATATGTATAATAATTCATCTTTTTTATTCATGTATTTTTAATATTTTTTTTCTTCCTTGATAAATCTCTGTTGTTGCTTTTACTTTTTTACAAGAAAATTGTACCCTTTCAGGTCGTACTTGCCTTTCAGCAATTCTCTTTGAACGCAAACAGTCACTCATCTTTTCTTTAAAAGTATGCTCAATCATATTTCCATTTAACATCATTATCAAAGCTACTACTACCTCTGTCATTGTTTATAACTCCCATTATCTCTTACTTTATCTTTTAAAATTTCTAATTGTTCTGTAAGTTTATCTACATCTTTAATTAGTCTTTCTATATTTACTTTATTGTTCATCATATCATCAACTCTAGTAACTAATTTTTCTATTTCTACAATGCTATCCTCTATTAATAAAAATTGTTCTGCATCTGCTGGTAAACTACCCATTTCACCTCTTGGCCACTTTATTCTAAATTCTGTATTTTTTTCTAAATCACTTTCCATAAGTTTTAGTTTTGTAGAGTGTACATTTAATGTTTCTACAATACCAAAATATGCCCACACACCAACTGCTACTGCTATAACGATACTAATTAAGTTTCTTAATGGAAGCTGTACATTTGTGTTCTCACTTACTTTAAATTTACTCATTATAATGCCTCTGTTGCAGATAGAGATATGCCGTATTTAGAAACTTGATCAGTATTCCAACTTGTTACATTACTATCTAATCTCATTAATGTTGTAGTATTTGAATATATAACTGTTGCATCATCAGCAATAGTTTCTATACCTTGTCTTAATGCTGGTTCTATTTTTACATTTGCTTCTCCAGAACCATTACTTGTTACATCTTCTGTGACCATGTAAAGATAAGAATTTATTTGTATATAATCACCAGCTTTAAAAACATTACTTGTACTATTAGCAAATCCATCTAATGCTACTTGATTTCCTGTTTGACTTGCTCCATTAACTCTAATAGTGCCTGTAGCAACGCCTTGTATTGTTTTTCTATCTTGATCACCTAATTTAAAAGTACCTCGTCTACCTCTAAGCTGTAAAAGAAAAGCAATAACTGTTGCCGCCTTATCTTTTAACATTGGTGGAAATGAAATTTGTGTTGACCAAAATTCACCTTCATGTTGAAATACTTGATCTTGACCTGTAAATGGTGAAGTTGATACTGCTACATTTCTAACCAAAGAAAATCTTTGTGTTGTAATTCCTGAAACTGTTGGAAAAGTTAATGGGTATGATGGTGTAAAAACTGCCATAATTATCCTCCGAATGCTTTTGCAAATTTACCACCTCTTAATTTTGCATCTGCCACAGCAGATAAAGTTGATTGTTGTATACTTGGTAATAAATTAGCAACTTCTGCTCTAACTGTATTTGTTACACCTAAAGCAAAATTTAAGTTTTGATTTATGACTATTGGTTGTCCACCACCCATTTTGCCTGGTGTTAAGCTACTTGGTGTTACAACACCAGCAGTTCTTGGAACAAATAATTCTGGACCTCTTTCACCAACAATTCTTGGATTATTTGCTTGTACAGAACCACCTGTAGCAATACCACCTCTAATTCTACCAGCTTGATCTAAATCAAATGTATTTGCAGGTGTTGCAGATGGTACAGCACCTCCTAGAACATTTGATATTACACCAGTTATTGATTTTTTCAATCTATCTAAAAATATAACTTGTATTACTGTTTTTTGTATATCAATTAATAATTCTCTTAATATTGCTTTAAAATCTAAAGCACCTGATTTACCCTCAATAAAGGCATCTGTAATTTTTCTACCAGCATCTTCAAAAGATTTACCAATACCTGTTGATATTGATTTTACTCTTTCTAATGCTTCTATTTCTTGTCTTTGTAATTCTGTAAGTTCTTGTCTTTTCTTTTTTTCTTCATCTATAATTGCAATAATTTTAGCTCTTGCAATTGGTCCTTCACCTAATTTAGAAATTAATGCATCTTCTAACTTTCTTAATTCTTGTGTTAAAAGTTTATCTTTTTCTTTTATTCTTAAATCTTCTATTCTTCTCTTTGTACCTCTTGCTAATTTTGCATTAGTTTCGTCAATGGTTTTATCTATCTTTCTTGCCTTTTCTTTCTCATCATTTTCTTTTTTTAATATTTCTACTTTTTTTCTAATTGAAGCATTTTCTTCATTTAATATTTGTATATTGAATAATAATTCTGCTCTGTTTTTCTTTGCTTCACCAGAGTCAAAAAATTTACTTTTATTTTTTATAGCTTCTCTTAATTCATCTGAAAGTTTTTGAATCTTATCAATATTATCAAATAAAAGTTTATCTAATTCCTCTAAATCTTCAGGTAGTTCTCTAAAAGGTACAATTTGTTCACCAAGTACATTTGCTAAAGCAGTAAATGCCCTTGTTAATTGTATAATAATTTTTCTACCAGTTCTTGATCTCTCAAAAAATAAAGTAAAGTTTTCTCCTAGAGTATCTATTGCACCAGCTAAACCACCTGCCGCACCTTCACCAGCACCACCAACTTGTTCTTTAAGTGCTTTAAGTATTAATGCTTGTGCCTTTGCAGTTTCACCAGTTAAAGATAAAACTTTAATTAATTCTTTTTGTTCTTCTGTAAAACTAACACCTACTCGTCTTAAAGCAGATAAACCTATTTCAGGTTCTTCTAAGGCTTTACCTAATTGTAATGAAGCTGTCTTTATACTTCCAAAACCAACTGCCGCTAAATCTTGTGAAAGTCTTAATGCCTCTCTAAATGTATCACCAGTTATACTTCTAAATGTAAGTAAAACTCCTGCCGCATCTCTTACTCCTTGTACACTTGCTAAAGTATCTCTTCCGATATCAACTGCTAGTTGTTGTATTTCTTGACTTGTTAATTTAGCTGAATCTCCAGTTGCTTTTAATATTGCATCTAATTTTAATAATTGTGTTTGTGCCGCTGTTCCTGCTGAAATAGTTTTTTTAAGTGCTAAACCAAAAGCTATAAATGCAGCAGTTGCAACAATAAACAATGGGTTTATTCTACCAATGATTGCACCTATAGATGATATTCTTCCTGCTACTGGACCGAGTGGACCTTGTACTGCCGCAATAGAACCGGCTAGGTTTTGAAAACCTTTACTTACTTTTGTTTGTAAGGGTGCTACTTTAGATGTAGTTTTATTTAATTTATCAAGTGCCTTTTTAGAATCATCAACATTCTTTTTAAAATTCTTAGCATTAGCTTGAATACTTACTTTTATAGTTGTTAAATTAGCCATTAATCTGGGTATCTCCTCATTAATTCATTCATTTCGTCTTTTAACACAGGACTATTCCTTTTGCCACCTTTTGTTAATAAATATCCATTTAACGCAGACATAAATTCTCTAGGTGATAAAGCCCAAAATGTAGCTGGTGTCATGCGAAGAACACCCAATCCTATTTCTAGGTATTGTTGGATTGGGTAGTTTTCTGAGTGCTCTCCGCTTTCACTAAAGGGTCGTCATTTTCCTTATTTTCTCCAGTAAATGCAGAAGCTAAAACAATTCCAGCTGTTTCAGATGCTTTAACAATACCTGACTTCATAATCCAATCACCAACTGACTCTTGAAGTATTTTTTTACCTGTACCTAAAAGTCCTTCATGTAATATTATTAAAATATCTTGAAAAGTATATTTTGCTTGTGACATATCCTGTGCCATTTGCACAATAGATTTATTTAGCTTATTTTCTATTTTTACTATTGATTCAAAGGTTAATCTAAATGTTCTTTCTTCTCCACCTAGTTCACCTTTTACATCACCCTTGTATTGGTTCATTATCATCTCCTAGTGCTTTTTTTAGTTTTTTCTTTGTATGTATTGATTTTTTAAGTTCTCCAGTATCTTTGATACAATGAAGTTCTGCTCTACTTGTAGTTATTAGAATTTTTTGCACTATGAGATTTTGATGTGAGTCTACGATTATTTTATCAAGTGGACGACAATCAACATCTTTTCTACATTCTATTGTAATTTCACCTTTTTTGGTTACTTTTATAAAACCATGATATTGATTGTCATTTATTGTAAAGTTTATCACTTGCCAACCATTTGTCCACTTATAATCCATAATTACGCATTAGTGTAAGTTATAGTATTTGATGACTCTAATGTAAGTGAATAAGTTTCTTCACCATTAAATTCACCTGCTCTTTCATAACTTGTTATTAAGAAAGCACCTGATATTTTAGAACCATCTGAAAAAATTAAATCATAGTTTTGTATTGCTCCATCAAAAGCAAAACCTCTAACTAAGTTTTCTGTTGATGAATCTGTAAATACTCCACTTGCTGAAATTGACATACTTCTTACACCACCACCTTGTAATAAATCTCTTGCTTTATCATTTCCACTTGAAATAAAGGCATTTGAATCTTTAGTTGTTATGTCTACTGTTTCGCCATTA